CTGCACGTAAGAAGTAAGCCCGCCTTTTAGCTCTTCTATTTTGTAGTCGTCTATCATCTGCAAAGCCCCTTTTTCATGGTTTTTAGTCAAGTGTTATTATAGTTAGCGTGCGGCGGCTGTAAAGCCCGCCGCTAAGCCGTTACTTAAGTATTAGGGTACTTAAGTATTAGGAAAAAAATTGTGGTCGAAAAGCCTTATAAATACTAGGTTTTGTGGTTATGCCCTGTAACACTTCCCCGCAATTTCTGAACACTTCCCCGCAATTTTAATAACACCTACCCGCAATTTTAATAACACTTCCCCGCAATTTTTATTTTAATGTTTACAAGTGTTACTGATATTACTATGTTTACCTTTTGCCCTTATGAGGAAAAGAAAAAACCATTTCTTCTAGCGTCTTTGGCGTAGGAATAAAAGCGGGGTCGTCGGGTTGTGGCAGCTCAATGTCTTTATAAGCTTCTCTTAGCTTTGTGTTGTCTCTTAAAAGTTGCCACGTCTTGACAAAAGTACGCTTAAGTAGCTGCGCTTGGTTTTTGCTTTCGCTTAGTCTCTCTGCAAGCTGTACGTTGCGTTCTATAATAGTCTTTGCCTTAATTCTAGGTATATTGTCGCCTGCCTGCTCTATAAGGGTAACTATAATAACCACATTTTCTACGGCTGCCTTGTTACGCTCTTTAGCTATGCTGCTGTCGATTAAATAAGAGTGGCTAGGAAGTCGTAGCGGGTCGCCGTTCTTCTTAAGCTTCTTTTTTCCGTCCTTTGTCTTTCTTATAGAAAGATTGTAGACGGTTTTTATAACGTAGTTCATATAGGGGCTATTAAAGCTTATAGTATTGGTCTTGTCGTTATAGCCCTCAAAGTTTAATACAGGGTAAAGACTTTGTACTGGCTTGCCGTTCCTTGTGCCATGCAGCACGCCTATAACATTGTGGTAGCTCTGCGTCTTTTCTATTACTCTTGCTATATCCTTTTTGTTTAAGTTGGACTGCAAGCCTATATACTCTGCAAGCGTTGGCACGCTCATAGTAAGCACGTCTTGCAGTTCTTTACAGGCGCTAGCTTCAAATTGAGTAAGTATAATACTGTAGAAAATACGTAAAGTAGATAAGTCTATATTTTCTATGCCCTCTTTAGTCTTCATGTTTTGTAGCTCAACTTCGCTAACTTCTTTCATTTTAGCGCCGTCAAAGTACATCTTGCCATTTTTAAACTTTAAGCCGTCTGTACTACTTAAGGGCTGTAAGTAAGCGCCGCCGCTCTGGTAAAGGCTCATGCTGTATTGATAGTTTTGCAATGTTACAATAGGCATTGTTTTAGGCGCTTCCACAATAGCGCCCGCCTGTCTGGCCTTTTCTTTAGTCCTATAAGGGGCTTTGCCCTGTAAGCGCTCATTTACATAAGCCCCTAAGCGCCCCTGGCTGCCTGCGTAAGGGCTGCCAGCTATTTCTTCTAAAACAATGTCTTTTATTTTCTTCGTTGCTTCGGGGTCGTCTTTAAAAAAGTCGTAGTGCAGCTTTAAAAGGCTAACACTGTCTTCTATAAGCGTTTCGCTGTCAATATAAAGCTTGTCGCCGTCTACCCTTAAATAATAAATACTGAAAACGTCGCCTTTAGCTTGCTGCTCTTTAGCGCTCTTGTATCGGTTGTTTATCATTAGCGCCATTTGGCTTTTAGCGTCCTCTAAGATTTTTTTAGGGTCGCCGTTAAGCTCTGAAAATTGCCTTTTTTCACACTCACTATAAAGCCGCCGTCTTTCCTGGCTAAGCTCGTCCATAAGCTCTAAGTGCCTTTTTCTGGCTTGTCGCCATGCTTCGCTGCCTTTTGCTTCCCATTCATCATAAAGGCGGCTAACTTCATCATTAGCAGCTTTATTAGCTTTCTGGTAAGCCTGGTACTCTGGCGTAGCGTGATAGGCTTCTAGCGCTTCCCTGCTATATATAGGCGTGTCTTTCTTGTCGTACTCTATAGGCTCTGGCTTAAGCTCTATAGGCTCTGGCAGGCGCTTAGCGTTAATAGCGGCTTCTACGCTTCCGTCGGGGTCTAGGTCGTCGCTGCGCAAGCTTTCTATTTCTGCTTCGCAAGCTGCTATAAGCTTTTCGTACTTGCTTTCTAAAGCGTCTATTTTAGCCTGTTCTTCTGGCGTAAATGTAACAATCATTTATCAAAGCCCCCTCTAAGAAAATCTTCTATAGTTGCTTCTGTAATATAAAAGGCTCTGCCTACTTTCTGCGCCTTTAGCTTGCCCTGCTTTATATAGCTTCTAATAGTAACGGCTGAAACTTTAAGTAGTTGCGCCGCTTCCTGTACGTTATAGGCTCTTTCATTTCCTACTTGCAGCATTTTTACTTACCCCCTTTTCTGTCTAAAATCTCTGCGCCGTCTTTGGCTAGCCGCTTCTCTTCTCTTTCCAGGGCTTCCCCTATAATCTTGTTTACGGCTTCTTTCATGCTTAAGCGCTCTGTATAGGCGTAGTTTTTAAGCTTCTCTACAAGGTCTACCCTCATAATAAAAGTGGCTCTTGTATACTCTTCTGTAAGCCCCTCTTGTACGCTGTTGCCCCTAACAAGGTCGTCTTTTTGCGGTCTTCCACGCTTCTTTTTTTCGGTCTGTTGCACTGGCGCAACTTCTGGCTTTTCTGCCTGCGTGTTAAAAAGCGGGTTATTTTCCAGTTTGTAAGCCATTGTTTAGCCCTCTCTTTCTATGATTTCCTGCGCTATTGCTCTGTAGGCTTCTGCGCCTGTACTCTTTGGCGCATACTCAAAAATATCTTTGCCATAAGTGGGCGCTTCTGCAAGCTTGCTATTGTTTCTTACTACTGTGCTAAAGACTTCTGTAGGAAACTTAGCCTTTACTGCGTCTATTATGCCCTTATCCAGGCTGCGCCTACTGTCGTACATGGTCACTATAACGCCGCCTATTTTAAGCCCCTTGTTAAGTCTCTTCTTTACAAGCTCTACTGTAGGCAATAGCTGCGCCATGCCGTCTAAAGGCATATACTGCGCTGCTACTGGAATAATAACGCTATTAGCCGCCGTAAGCGCCATAAGCGTTAATATGTTAAGGCTAGGGCTACAGTCGATTAAAACGTAGTCGTAAGGCGTTTTTAGCCCCTCTAGCGCTTCCCTTAAAAGCGTATCTCTTCCAGGCACGCTAATAAGCTCAATTTCTGCGCCGCTAAAACGTATGTCTGTAGGTAGTACGTCGTAGGGCGCTACGCCTGCCTTAGTCTTAATAGCCTGGTTAATATCTGCGTCGCCTTTTATGACTTCGTAAGTAGTAGGCTCTTCGTCGATATTCCTAAAGCCTGCGCACTTGCTTAAGCTGCCTTGCGGGTCTAGGTCTACAAGTAGTACCCGCTTGCCCTCAATAGCCAGGGCTGCGCCTATGTTAAGGGCGCTAGTCGTCTTAGCTACGCCGCCCTTTTGATTGACAAAAGCTAATATTTTCATTCTTCCGCCCCCTTATAATCATTGCGGGCTAATTTCCAAAGCAAGCCCTCTAAAAGCTCTTTTGCGTACTCATTGCCTGTAAGGTCGTCTTTGCCCTCTTTTTCTTTCAGATAAAAAAGGCGCTCTGTGTCTTCTCTGGAAAGATAAAAGTTAAACTCTACCATATTGCAAGCCCTCACTTTCTAAATTTATGTTTACTGCAAAACATAGTATAATTGAATAGTCTTAAAAAGTCAATACAAGAAAAGTAAACATAAAAATAAAATTTACTTCGTATACATTGTAAACAAAGTAAACATTAAAATAAGGGCTAGCGTTCTGCTAACCCTTGTAGGGCTTCCCTGCAATTTTGTAGGGGTTCAGTTGTCCCATATTCCAGGCGTGTAAGGCTCTATTTCAGTATCTTTAGGTATCCACCCGCCTTTAGCATTTTCGACGTATACGAAAACGTCGCCGTTATAGTCGTCTTGCGTGTCTACCCTTGTAACCCTGTACCACTCATTTCTATAGTTAATCATGTCGTAAAGCTTTATGCCCTTGTAGTTGTTAAAGACAAAGTACCTTGTTTCGGTCTGGCTGTAGGCGTGTGCTATAAATATGTCGCTTTGGCTTAGCTGCGATGAATAGCACCATACAGGGCTAGCCGCTATAGGGTAGTATTTTTCTGGCAAAGGAAAGCCGCTTTCGTCTTGCCCCTGGCTTTTCCTCTTGTAAATCTGCGCTTTCTTATCCTTTAGAAAATACTGGTTTTTCTGGCTTCTCATGCTCATTACCTCACTTTACATAGTTTGTAAGTATTCGTTATAGTGGTCTATAAGTCCTACGTAAGCGTCTAGCAGGCTTGCTAAGCCGTCTATACGGTACTTAGGGCTAGTAGCCTTTATAGGTTGTATATTGCCGTTTACGTCGGTCTTTACGCCTGTGTTAGTGATACACCACTTTAAAAGCGGGTTGTTATTGTAGTTTATCTTCTTAGCGGCTAAGTCTTGCCCTAGTTGCTGCATAGGTAAGCTAAGCGTCTTAACCCCCTGGAAACATTTAACCATATTAAAGCCGTTGCTCTGCATTTCCTGCACCCAATAAGCAGCGCTGTAAGGGTCGTAGTATATCCAGGCGGGCGTAACGTCGTACTTTTCTACCATTTCCATAAACCAGGCTGTAACGTCGCTGTAGTTTATGCTGTTGCCCTCACATAGCCTTAAAAGCCCTGCTTCGTGCCACTTGTCATAAGGTATTTTTTCGTCGTGTACTCTCTGCTCAAAGTTATCTTTAGGTAAAAAGTACATCTGCGTAACGTAGCGCTTTTCTGTCTTGTCCATGAAAAGCAGCGTAGCCGCTGTAAGGTCGCCGCTGCGGCTTAAGTCTGCGCCGCCTATACAGTAATACCCTTTAAAGCGTTCTAGGCTAAAAGTCTCTGTGTTGTTTACGTCGTCAAAGGTTAGCCAGGTGCTAGCGACGGTCTGTATTACATTAAAGTCTTTTACTAGCACGCCTGTTAAGTCTCTAGGGCTTTGCTTTGCCCTGGCTACTTTGCTTATAAGGTCGTCTAGTTTCTTAATATGGTTTAAGCCAGGGTTAGCCTTTTCCCATTTCATAGGGTCTAGCCACTCTTCTTTATTGTCCAGTTCGTAAAGTATCGGTAAAAAGTGCGGGTCTTCTATAGTGCCGTCGCATACGCCGCAAGCGTATTTATACATATCATCAAAAATACATTCCCTTATTGTGCCTGCCGTCGTTATCATCACTAAAAGCGGCTGCCGCCTTGCGCTCTGGCTCTGTTTCATTACCTCATATAAGTTACGGTCTTTTATGCTGTGCAGCTCGTCAATAATAACTAAGCTACTGTTTAAGCCGTCTAGCGTGTCGCTGTTTTTTCCTAAAGGCTGAAACTTGCTAAAGGTAAGGTTAAAATAAAGGTCGCTCTTACGCTTGCTTATCACTTGCAGCAAGTCGGGGCTTTGGCGCACCATGTTATAAGTCTCGCTAAAGATTATTTTAGCCTGGTCTTTCTTACTGGCTACGCTGTACACTTCTGCGCCTGGCTCATTGTCTGCAATAAGCATATAAAGGGCTATGCCGCTAAGTAGTACGCTCTTGCCGTTCTTGCGGGCTACGTATAAAAGCGTTTCTCTGTATTTCCTGTAGCCTGTCTTCTTATCGACAAAGCCAAACAAGGCACTTATAAAAGCTTTCTGGAATAATTCCAGGCGCAAGGGCTGCCCCGCCCACTCACCTTTAGAGTGCTTACAAAAGCGCTCAATAAATTCTATAGGCTTTTCGGCTCTTTTGCGGTCGAAGACGTAGCCGCCGCTAGGCTCTTTAATATCCTTTACAAGCTTTTCATATTGCCGCCTGCACCGCTTAGAGACTATACACTTACCCGCCTGTATAGCGTCTAAGTATTGCTCTACGTAGTTTTTCATAACTTAGCCCTCTTTTAAGAAGTCGTAGACGGCGTTAGACTTTTCGGCTTCTGCGCTCTTGCCTATAAGGTCTGTAAGCTGCCTGTACATAACGCTATAGCGCTGTACGGTTGTGTTATAGCTCTTTAAAGCGGGGCTTTCCCTCATAAAGCTTTGCTTGCCCTGCTCAAAGTGTTCTAGCTCGCCGTTTTCTTCTATCTCACGTTTAAGGCTAGCTAGTGTTTTTTCCATAAAGCTAAGCTCTTCTATAAGCTTTCTGCCTATAGTCTTCTTGTCTTCTGGTATCTTTTCTAAGATTGCTTTATATTCTGCTTTAATGCTCTTTCTAGCCACTATATAACCCCCTATTTTTATGTTTATCGGGTATACATTGTAACCCCCCTCTTGAAAATTTCCTTAGCGGGGTTTAATTGAGTACACCCGCCGGTCTCTAGCCCTACGCCTATAAAGCGCACCCCCCTACCCCCTAAAGCCTTATAATTACTGGCTTTTTGCGTCTGCGCAGCGTCTGGCTGTGTTCCTGGCTTTTCTCTGTCTTGTCGTCTCAATGGTCTTTTATTCTCGTTCACTTAATGGGCATTGTGTTAAGTTGTCAATCTATCCGAAAAGCCTTATAAATACTGGCTTTATTATCCTGTTTACAATGTTTACGTTCACGCCTTTAATTTGTAGGAAGTTACCCCGCTATTTATAGCTAAACTTCTTCATAGCGTCGTTAATTGTGCTTTGCTCTATTCCTATATAGCGTAGCGTCTTGCTCTGGTCGTTATGGTTAAATATCCTCATAAGCAGCACTATGTCTTTAGTCTGCAAGTAGAAGTGATAGCCAAAAGTCTTACGCATAGTGTGCGTGCCTAAGTTGTTTAAGCCAAAGTGTACGCCTGCTTCATGTATAACCCTGTAAGCGTACTCACGGCTTACGGCTTTGTTTCTGGCTCTGGCACTAGGTACTAAATAGTCGTAGTCTTTCTTATCCTGGCAATAAGCAGCTATAGCCCTGCTAAGCTCTGCGTTTACAGGAAAAAGCTTTTCTTTGCCTGTTTTCTTTTCCCTTAGCTTTATTTCTTCTTTGTCTCTTACGTCTCTTACTTTAAGCTTCAGTATGTCGCTTACCCTTAAGCCGCTGTATATTCCTATCATGTACATAATGTAATATTTCTCATGCACTTCTTTTAGGTAGTCGGCTATGTCCTGTACTGTCGTCTTATCTCTAATAGGCTCTACGTAGTTCATATTTTCGCTTTTCCTCTCTAAGCCCTCTAAAAGCCCCTGTACGGCGTTTTAGTCATTAGGTAAGGTTTTGTATTGCCTACCCTCTTAAAATCGTTTCTAGGGGCTTTCTGGCGGGTCGTTTTTCTGTAGCCTTGCTAAAAGGTCGTCTATTTTCTCTGCCTGCCGCTTAAAATCCTTAGCGCCCTGGCTTTCTTTCACTCTGGCTATGCTGCCGTCTTCATTAAATAGCGTTATGCTGTGCTGTAGCCCATGCTCTGCGTTATGGCACTCAATACAAAGCGCTTCCAGGTTGTCAAAGCTTAGCGCTATGTTAGGGTCGTTTACGTTGCTGCCGTTAAGCCATTTCTTATGATGGCATATACTGGCAGGCTTTCCGCACCGCTCACATATATAAGCCTGGCTAGCCATATATGCAGCGCTTACCTTTTGCCATGCTTTAGAGTTATAAAAAGCTTTGTTGTCGTAGTCCTTAAAGCTGTATCTACTCTTCATAGCTTCTAGCTCTTATGCTAAGTACCTTAAGCAGGCTGTTAATAGTCCTGGTTAAAGCCTGGTCGTCTGCATGGTCTGCGTAATACCATTGTGTAAGGATAAAGCCGCTTACAGTCTTTACTAAAGGCTCTGCGCTCTGGTTGTCTTCGCTAAGCCCTGTAGTAGTCTCAATATACGACGGTATAGCGGCTACTAAGGCGCTTATAAGCTCGTCGTTGTTGCCCTGGTCTACGTGTAGCACGTTACAAGCTTCTGCTAAAGTCATTGTTTTATTACCTCTACTTTCTAAAAGCTAAGGGGCATAGGGGCTGATATGCTGCGCCCTACGCCCCCCGCAAAGGTTTAGTTAGCTGTCAAGCTTATTAAGTTAGGCTGTAGCCTTATAGAGCTTAACAAAGGCTTCGCTAATAAGCGGCTTGCAGTCTGCAATAGCCATAGCTCTATAGTCGATAAGCCCGCTCTTAAAGCTGCTTTCTCTGCTGCTTTCAAGGCTAATACCCATAGGCATATTGTAGCCAAGGTACTTAGAGTAGTTGCCAAGGTAAGCTACGTTGTCGTCGATGTTGTCATCAATAACAATGTCAAAGCCTAAAATCTTGCCTACGCTCTCGTTTTTCGGGTCTGCAATGAAAATAGGACGCTTGTTATTGTCTTCCATTCCGTAGAAGACGTTATACAAGGTCTTGTTATTCATAGCCCACTTAGCGCCCTGGCTGTAGCCCCTCTTAAGCAGCGCTACGGTTTCTACTACCTTTGCATAAGTAAAGCTGCCGTTTGCTGCAATCTGTACGGCGTTCTGGGTTGCGCCGCTAGTAGTCCAGGTAATACCAGTTTCAAGCCCTGTACCCTGTCCGCTGCCTGTGCCGCTGATAAGTGCAGCATTGATAGTACCCATAACGCAAGCTGTAAGCTCGTCTACAAGGTAGCTTTCAAATGCGCTAATAGTCATGGTCTTAACTTTTGCGCTGATAGAGAAAATTTTAATAATCTCATAGCCGCCAAAAGTCACGCTGCCAAGGGTAAGCTTTTCGCTGTCTACCTTTGCGCCCTCTGTGTGCCATGCCGCATTAGACGACGGCGTACCTACAGGAATAGCAATATTAGCGGGCATATGAAAAGCCCTTGCTTCTGCAATCAAGCCGCCCATAGTGCGGGCTTTCTTAAGCACTTCGTTAAGGGTCTGCGTAGGAATAGCCGCCGCTACGTCTGTGCTAGCGCTAAAAGCGTCTGCTCTCTTCTCTACGACGGCGTTAAAGGCTGCCTTTTCGCTGTCGTTAAGCTTCTGCCCCATAAGGGTCTTATAAAAAGCGCTTCTGTATTCGGGCGTAGCTTCTACGTCGCCCTCAAAGGTCTTAGGCTCTTCGCCCTTAAGGCTGCGCCCTGTTACCAGGTTAAGCCCTGCCGCCTGCGTAGCGCTTCTAAGCTCTACGTTTTCTTTAGCTTCCTTAATGCCTCTAAGCTCAATGTTATAAGCTTCAATGTCGGCGTTCGGGTTGCTGTCAATGTCGGCGTTAATGGCTGCCGCTCTGGCTTCCATTTCTTCTACGGTCTTGTTACGGTAGAAGTTAAAAGCTTCTGCTACTGTTTTAAATTTCATAGGTTTATACCTCAACTTTCTTTAGATGTCGCCAAAGGTCGCCTTAATATGGTCGTCTTCGGCTTGTTTTTCTAGGTCGCTTTCAAGCTCTTCTATCATCTTTTCAAACACTCTAGGCTTTTCGCAAGGCACTACTAGCGCTACTTCTACGTAGTTGTAAGCGCCACGCCTGTTACGCCGTTCCGACGTGTTAAAGCTCTGCACCTTATAGCCGTTGGCTTTAGCAAAGTCGTAAATCTTTGCTACGTGTTCGTAGCCTGTCTTTTCTTCCATGCTTTAGCCCTCTCTCATAATCTGGTTAAAGAGAATTTTAGCTTGCTGCCGCTGCTTATACCTCTTTAAGCCGCTGTCTATTGCGCTTCTGGCTTCTACGCTAGTTGTAGGGTAAGCAGCATAAGGCACTACGCTACACTCATATACTTTAGCTATTCTGCTAATAGTCCTGGTGTTAGTCGCTGCGTCGTAGCTGTCGCCGCCCTCTGGCACTGTAAAAGCAAAGCTCATGCCGTTAAGGTCGCCCCTTTTTACTGCTTCGTAGACTTCTTTAGCGCTTGCTGTCTCTGGCAATGTCGCCGTAAAGGTTAGCCCTGCCTGGTCTAGCTCTAGGCTCATTGTCTTAGGGGTCTTAGCAAGTGGCACTTTGTTAACGTCGTGATTGTAAAGTAGTCTCACGTCGCTAAGGTCTGCGCCGTCCAAAGCCCCCCTTTTGATTACTTCCGTATAGCTGCCGCCTACGTCTCTAATCATTGTGGGCGTATCATATACAATAGGTCGCCCGCTTAAAATAAGAGCTTTTGCGCCGTCTGCCGTCGGCTCTGCCGCTCGTATTTCCGTTATACGTGTCTCTTTCATGCTCTAGCCCTCTCTTCTTTTAAATAGTAACGGCTGTAGCTTGTCTTTTCGCCGTAACGGTTGCGCCCGCTTTCAGTCTTAGAGCTTATGGCGTAGTCTTTCTTAAGGTCGAAAATAACCCCGCTAAGCCTGGTTATGCCTAAGTCTCTAAAGGCTTCTAAAGTGGTTATGCTGCCGTACTGGCGCATATAGTTTAATACTCTGTTAGCCTGCGTCATTGTCTGCCCCCTGGTACTGCGCCGCCTGCGCTGCGTCAATCATATTAAGGGCTTGTAGCCGCTTGTCGCCGTCTGTCACGCTAGGCAAGTTCAGTATTTCTAAAGCCTGGTTAATGGTAAGTAAGCCCATAGGCATAAGCTGCGCTATAAGGTCTACTTTGGTTTTATTGCTAGTGAATTGTAAGCGCCCGCTTTCAAAAATTACGCTATTGCCGTAAGCCTGTTCACGCTCATTAAAAAGCTTTGCTGTAAATTCCTGGCTTAGTGCCGTTGCTACAGGCTCTAGCGTACTCTCATAAAAGGCGCTGTATTGGTCTTCTGTATAAGAGCTATTTACTATAGGCTCTGTAATGCCTAAATAGTCGTATATCTTGCTTTTAATCTCTGCCGCCTGGTCTGCGTTTAAGATTACTGGCTTACTTTCTATAGGCTGATAGTCCATTTTCTGGTCTGTCGCCACTACGCCGCCGTCGTTGCCTAGTTCTAAGTAGTCCTTTACAAAAGCGTCTTTTTCTTCCTTAAGCTTTGTGGCGCTCATAATCTGCGTAAATTTGAGTATGCCCCTTATGCTAGCGCCCGCCTTAATGCCGTTAATAATGCCGTCGTTCTGCGTCTGCGCAAGCTCTAAGCCTGGAATAATAGCCGCATTGTCTGCGCCTAGTACGTCGTCGTCGTTAAAGTATCTGCGTAAATGTATAATGTCGCCGTAAGGTAAAATTACGGTCTTGCCGCTTCTAAGTACAAAGCTGCAATAAAGGTTGTTAGCTGCGTCGCTAAGCACTTGCACGCTAGTAGCCGTTACAGGATATATAGCCCGCAAGCTGCCTTTTTCGTCTCTGTCTAAGTAGGCAAAGGCGTTATTATTTATAAACAAGTGCGTAACAAGCTTATAAAGCAGGTCGTAGGCACTCATATAGGGGTTAGGGCGCACCTGTAAAAGCCTGTTTAGCTTATTGTCGCCGCTCTGCCGCTCTTTGCCTGCGTAGGCTACTATATGGCTGCCTTTAAGCTTGCCTGCGTTCCTGGCTATTGCGTCTACTGCTTCCCTGTATATGTCGTTAGCGTAAGCGTCGCTGTTATATCCAGTAAAGCCCGCTGTAGGCTCTGTAATAAGCTTAGCCGTCGTTACGCTGCGCTCTTTTCTAAAAATTCTGTCTATAATGCTCACGTTCTACCCCTCTTATCTGTCTATAGTCGCCTTTAGCCTTGTCTCTGGTACAAGGCAAGTAGGGGAAACTTTATAAAGCTCTTCGTTTGCTATGGTCATCTCTTCTATAGCGTCCAGGGCTATAAAACGTGTAGCGTCTTCGCCGTCTGCGGTCTTAGCCCTTAAGCTAATAAAGCCTGGTAGCTGTATACTATCCCACGCAAGCACCGCTTTACATACGTGCGGCACTTTGCCTTTTATTACTATGTCCGCTATTACTGGCGCTGTATACGTCATGCCCTCACCCCCTAATTTTGTGTTTACTGGCTCTACATAATAATAACAGATTACTTTGTAAATGTCAATTACATTGTAAACTTAGTAAACATAAAAATAAGGGTTTATCACGTTTACAGGATAAGCCCTTATTACTTTGGTTATTCGGTTTACATTGTTTACTTAGTCGTCTGCGCCAAAAGGTATAATGTCGTCTTCGTCGTAGTCCTCACTGTATTCTATAGGCGTAAAGCCGTAGTCTTGTTCAAAGCAGTTAAATAAGCTATAGTAGCTAAAGCCTACTTTGCCGCCTGTCTTGCCGTTCCTGTTTTTGAGTATAACGGCTTCTACGCTGCGCTCTGCGCTTGCCTTGCAGGCTTTTACTAGCTTAGCGTTGTCTTTTTGCTCTGTCTTCGTGTACCCTGGCTTCATGCCTTGCGGCTGCAAAGCTAGTAGTACGTCGCTGCCGTACTCAATAGCGCCACTTTCCTTAAAGGCTGCCATGTTTACTTCTGTGCTGTAGTTGTCTCTGTTAAAGCTGCTTATGCCTACTACAGTTGTCTTAAAATCCCTGCTAAGCCGCTTAAGCTCTAGTACGGCTTTGTCTGTATTCTGCTTATCACTAGCCCGCATATCATAGGGCGCTAATATCTGTATATAATCTATAAATACAAGCGGCGTATTGCCTGTAAGCTCTTTATGCTCTGCTACGGCTTGCTTTATGGCTTCTACGCCTATGTCGCCTATACCCTCATATATGTAAAGCCTGCCTGCGTAAGCGCTGTAGGCGGCTATAGCTTCGTTTATAAGCCGCTTTTCTTCCTGGCTGTAGTTCTGGTATCTGCTAGCCGTCGTTATCCCTCTTGCGGTCTTTGCGTTGCTCTTATATCCGTTACAAAGCTTATAAGTATGCCTGCTTATACTCTTGCTTATAAGCTCACTGGCTGCCATTTCTAGGCTAAAATAGAGTACATCATAGCCCGCCGCCGCTATTTGGTCTGCAATCTGTAAAAGTAGCGTCGTCTTTCCTAAGCTGCTTATTGCGCCTAGAATATATAAGCCAGGATAAAAGCCGCCGTCTAGCTCTTTGTCTAGTTCGCTAAAGCCTGTAGGCGTGTAGGAAGTGTTAGCGCCGTCCTTAATGCCGTCTACAAAGTCCTTTAGCCGTTCGGCTGCGCTGCTAGCGTTGTGCGCTTCCAGGGCTGCCGCCTTTTCTGCGTTAGCCAGGCGCTCAACCTCTTCTATATTGGCGTTTATGTCGTCTTGCAGCTGCGCAAGGTTGCCCCTTAAGAAGTCGTTAGCGTCTTTGCGGCTCTCATTCGGGTAAGCGTCTAAAGAATAGTTAGCAATCATAAAAGGCACGTTAAGCCCTCTAAGCTCTTCTGCCGCCGCCTGCGTCGCCTTTTCGCCTGCTTCGTCTGCATCAAAGCTCAATATAAGCATACAAGTAGGCTTTTGCTTTTCTACCTGTTCTATAAGCTTTCTATGCCCTGTACCGCCTAAAGAAACTGCGCTACACTTGCCGCCGCCTGCCGTCATAAGGCTAATAGCGTCTATAGGGCTTTCGCATACAAAGCAGGGCTTGCCGCCGCTGTACAGGGCTGCTTTATTGTAAATAGGCTCTATGCCTGCGTCGTCGCTCTTTGGCTTCCTAAAGGTCTTGCCCTCTATGCTGCGTGTAAGGTAGTAGCTGCCGTCTCTGTCGTAGGGTATCACTATAACGCCGTTAGCGTCGTCATAGCCTAAGCTAAAACGCTCTACTACGTCGTCGCTAAAGCCCCTGCGCTTAAAGTAGTCTGTCTTACTGGCTGCCGCCTTGCAGCGCTCAATATAATCTTTGTACCGCCCTTTTATAGGCTGCTTTTCTTCTTTCACTTCTGCAAAGTCCTTTTTAGCGTCCTGTCGTCTCTCTGTAAATTCCAGGCGCACGCCTGTAACCTCTGCCGCCCTGGCTGCCTGGTCTGTAAATTCTGTTAGCCCCTCATGCAATCCTATAAGCGTGAATATGTCGCCGCCCTGGTTGCAGCTAAAGCACTTCCAGGCTTTGCCGTCTTTAGTGATACTAAAAGCGCCGTCACTACTGCGCCCGCCACGGCTGCCGCTTCCGCATAGCGGGCATTTATACATATTATGCCCTGCTCTTCTGTCTGGCTGCGTTATGCTCTGCACGTAAGAAGTAAGCCCGCCTTTTAGCTCTTCTATTTTGTAGTCGTCTATCATCTGCAAAGCCCCTTTTTCATGGTTTTTAGTCAAGTGTTATTATAGTTAGCGTGCGGCGGCTGTAAA